AAAACAAGCCTCCACCCACCGGTCTCCAAGGGCATCAAAAAACGCCCTCGAGATGGGGGTGGTCAGTCAATCGTTACTCTGCCGAACTCATCAACGTCATAGCGATGCATGCGTGCTCCGTGTCTCTTCTTGTGACACTCCCGGCACAGACTGACGAGGTTCGACAGGTTCAGCGTGACACTCGGATCGTGAATGTTCTCCGGTGTCAGTTCCTCGATATGATGAACTTCTTCCGCCGGAGTGTAACGACCTTCAGCCAGACAATCGACACACAGCCGAGCGTCTCGCTTCATTGCCGCCTCTCTGACTGCCTGCCACGCTTTCGATTTGTAAAACGATTTAGCAAAGTCTTTCATACAAAAAAATGCCGGAGTGGTTTTTATGTGGGGAAAGAAAAGGAGATCATCATCATGCCTGGGACTTTGAACGGTAAACGCTCCGGCATTCCGTCCCACGAAAAAAGGACGCCAGCCTTACGTCCTTTTTCACCGATACCAAAATATCATTTGTCGCCGTATCGCGACGGCTCATTTTTTTTGAAATAGCGATAGACACGCATTTTAGCCGTGTCGCTGTTCTCATAGGTCAGAATCCTCTGCGTGCATCTCGCCCAGCTGTCGCCAAGAAGATAATGCGCCCTGATGATTGCACAAAGCTCTCGATCCGGCAGAGTTTCGAGCCATGTCTCAATTGCTTCCAGTTCTTCGGCAAGATGCTGACGGTGCCTCTCGAGCTTGGCCTCTTGGCGCATGATCTGCTTTACCGCCGAAGCTGTCGGGTCTCCCGGTGTCGAACTGTATCCCTCGCCGGTTCTTCCGTTCGGCGAAGTGATTGGGAAATATAACAAGTCGATTTCCCTCTGGATCTCCTCGACCTCTTTCTGGATGCCGCGGAACGCTCTCAGGCGTTCCAGTGTCATTTCCATGTTTCCACTCCTCTCTGTCAAAACAGGCGCATCTGCATCTCCTCCGCGCTTTTCGCTTTGCAGTATCTGCCGAGGACTGTGCTGACTTCCTCGAGCGTGATGTCTCTCGCTGCATAAACTGCTTTTGTTCGCTCATTTCTTGCGACCCGCATGGTGTAGCAGTTCAGTTTTCTCGACTCTTCCGGCCAGCTGATCTCTATAAAAAGCGGACTGTACTGAGTCAACAGATGGACTTCGCTGATCGTCCTGGCGAAGAATGAGATCTTGTATCTCGCCTGCAAGATGTCCATTACCTGGAACTCGTCCGGAGTTCTGACCCGCTCATTCCTCACTGTTTCCAAAGAAGTCGCCTCCCAGAGTTGTCTTCTCGATGCAGTAGTCATTAACGAGCGGATGCATGTCTGCGTAGTTTGTCATAGCGCCGATGTCGCCTTCGTTGTAGGCGATAAACGCTCCGTATTGCATCAGCCTCTTGATCCGTCCGATCTCATATCTGTCGCCGTTGTGATATACGATGTACTGGCCGACCTTGAATCTCGGCGGTGTTTCCGGAATGTTTTCCGGTTTTGGAATGTTCAGCATTTCGTCCTCCTGTTCTGTGCTCGGCCTTATTACAAGCGACTTGATTTCTTTCTTGGCGATGACCGTGATTTCTTTCTCGTCAAAGAACATTAGCCCCCAGTCCTCAAAATCTGCGATGCATACATTGCCGAGCATGCTGATCGTCCCCGACGTCAAGATCGCGCTGACGCTGTGCTTGCATGTTATTAAGTCTTTCGCCGTCGGCTGCATCACCGCCTCTTCTGCCGGCCTCCCGCCGTTACTTCTGAATACAGCCGTCATTCTTCTTTCCTCTCTGCCGTATATATGCGGCCGTTTTTAATTGAGTTCAAGAGTGTCCGGTACTGTAACGACATGAGAACGGATCTGTGTGTCGTCTTACCGTTCCACTTGTACCAAAGGCTTTCACAGGCATCGAACTCACTGATCGAAGTGATCTGTTTGCCCCTTGTGTACTTCGAGCTATTCTTTGCTGTCATGCCTGTTCCTTTCAATGCAGTCAGCGATTCTCTTTGAAATTGCGCTCCCGATCTCGGTAGTCTCAAAACAATCCCAGACGGCGAGCCAGATAAAACCAGCCAGGCCGAAACACATGCTTGCAAAGGCAAATAGAAATATTGCCCCGAAAATATCTTCTACGTTCATTTTTTCCCTCCGTCCATTTTCGCGCCACAGTTGGAACAATATTTTGGCATATGCCGCCGAGAATACTGAGAATGATGACATTCTGAACAAAACAAATAATACGGTCTTACTCCTGAAGAATTTCGTTCTATAGAATCTGTAATCCATTTTCCATGTCTGACAAGCTCGGCGTCCACCGCTGGCAATTCCTTGAGGGCTTTCTCGAGTTCTTTAGCTAAGGCTTCGGTTAATAAGTACTTGCCATCCATACGCGGCCGTTTGATCTCAATCTGAATAGAATCCACGTCTACCAGTTTCATGACTCTGCCTCCGTCTCCTGGCGGATGTACTTCAGAACAGTCGGCTGACTGATTCCCATCTCCGCCGCGATTGCTGCCGTCGTCCATCCGGCTTTACTCAGTGCACGGATCTTTCCGGTGTCGATCTTTTTGCCGGATTTCGGATCTGCAGGCTTTTCTGCCGGTTCCTGTTTCTTCTTGGCTGGCTTTGTCTTCTTCGGAGTCTCTGTCGCGTCGTTCTGAGCCTCCTGTGGCTCGACGTCTTCGAGAATGATGAACTTGTCAGCCACGGCAAGCTCTGCGAGCGTGGTGCCCGCGGTGAGTCGTGTGAGGATGTAAACGTCCTGACCGTCACAAAGTGCATCGATTGCATCCGTCAGGATGACCTCTTTCATTTTCTTCATGCTGTTCTGTCCTTTCGTTAAAATGGCAAGTCGTCGCTCGAGATCTCGATGTCGCTCTCGTTGAAGATGTCCGCTGGAGATGTCGAGATGTCCTTGGTCTTGTAGCTTTCCGTGCCTCTCGGCCTGTCTGAGGACGGCGCGGCTGCCTTCTTTGTCTCGAGGATCTGCACGGAATCGGCGAGGACTTCCGTGATATAGACCTTCTGCCCGTCGCGGTTTTCATAGCTTCGCGTCTGGATCTTTCCGTCGATGCCGACGAGCATGCCCTTCTGTGCGTAGCTGCCGAGGAAGTCCGCCGCCTGCCTCCATGCGACGCAGTTGATGAAGTCCGCGCTCTGTTCCTGGTCGTCCTTCTTCCTGAAGCGGTCGCAGGCGACGGTGAAGTTCGCGCATGAGAGTCCGCTCTGTGTTTTCCGGACTTCCACGTCCTTCGTCAGTCTCCCAACCAAAACCACCCGGTTGATCATGACAGCAGCTCCTTCCGGAGATTCTCCTCGTGCTCTTCCATGATTCCGGCGAGTCTCGACAGGAACGGCATCCGGAGCTCTTCTTTGTCCAGAATGGCGTTAATGATGGCAGCGATGCCTTCGATGATGAGACGTCTGTCAGCATCCGCGACGACAGTGTTCAGTGCGATCACTTCGGTGTTCTTGCTTTTGAGTTCTGTCGTTTTGAATCTGGCACAAACGAGAACACCGTGCTCTTTTGCAAATTTCTCAAATTCTTCGATGTCATCGAATGGCTGATCTGCTTTTTTGAGAACCTCGTCAGGATCACCTCCGAGGATTATCTTCAGTGTTTCCGGGTCGATGTTGTCCGCATCGACCATTGCAGAAAACTCTAAATCATCAGGAATTTTTTTTTTGTCTTTCATTTTGTTTTCTCTCCTCTTTTCCTCTCAGCTTGTCGAGCTGAGTCTGTAACTTTTCCATGTGCCGGCGGAGATCCTTCCGGCGTTTCCAGCTGTCGGTGCTGAGAAGGTCTCTCCGTGTCTGCTGGATCTGCAGAAGGATCTCGTCGGACTGTGTTGTCATTTCTCTCAATCCTTCCGGAACGACTCAATCGTTTTGCGGTCGATCATAAATATTTCCAAAGCCTTCATAAAGACACGCTCGCCGTCTTCGTCTTCGCAGATCGTATCGAAGAACGAAAGCAGCGCTCCGCCGAGAATCTCATCGGAGTCTGTGTTCACCAGTGTGCTGTATTCGATGCCGCAGGTGTCCTCGTCCTTCACATAGGTCACGAGCTGGATGCGGCGCTCTCTCATCTCGTCAAAGTCCATTTCTTTCTGCATTGTCTTCTTCATTGTCCTCTCCAATCATCAGCTTTCCGTTGAATGTCAGCGCGCTGCCGGTGATCGAGCCCCCGAGAAGCTCCGCTTTGTGCTGTGCCTCGATGTGCCGGTACTCTTTCATGAATCGCGGCTTCTCGTAATTGATGACGTCAGCCGTCTGCATGTCTGCCATGTGGATCATGTCGTCGATTGTGAACATGCGCTGCACTTCCTCCGGCAGTTCTTTATACCGCGGTTCGATCTCTGAAGGATTCCGCGTGCCGAGATTGCACCAGAATCTCCGTGCTCTGTTCCATACGTCGTCAGCCGTCATGATGTGGACGCCTGTCAGTTCGAGCATTTTCTCCCTGATCTCGCCGATCGTCGGCGCGAAGCCGGTCGTGTTGCTCTGGATCAGCTTCATGACTGCCGTCTGTACGAGCTTTGTGTCTTCGTCCTTGAAGGTCTCAAGCCATACAGAGAAAATTAGTTTGCTGCCCTCTGCGGTGTGATGGATGAAGCTATTCGGAAAGTATTCCTTCAGCAGCACGAGCAGCTGCCTGACTTCTTCTTTTTTCAAAATGCCCAGTCCTCTCTTTCTTTCGTTTGTTTCATTTCCTGGTCTTTGCGATCCCAGTTCCGGAGAGCTGCCTTCCAGTCCTTCATCTGTCCCTTGCCTCCGATCTTCCAGCCGTTGGCGGAATAGTGGTCGAAGAATTTGTCAGGGTTGACAATCATCATATTCTCGGAAGCATAGGCCCGGACTTCTTCGAGAGTCGGCGGCGTAAATCCCCCTCTCTCTTGTTTCTTTGTTTCTTTGTTACTTTGTTTCTTTGTTCTATTGTTGGACATCTGTTCGGACATCTGTTCGGACATCTGTTCGGACATCTGTTCGGACATCTGTTCGGACATCTGTTCGGACACCCTATCGTCCGGAATGTCTTGAAAAGCCCGATAATTAGTGATGTTTATGACGGTGAAGCGGTTTGTGGATTTGCGTGTAATTTGCCCGTCATCCTCAAATTTTTTTAACCACCGGCGAACCGTCCTCTCGTCCATGCCTGTTTCGTCAGCCAATGACTTCATAGAAGTCGCCAGAGATCCGCGTGGGATCTCCATTCCGAGGAAGAAACCGGGCTTCCAGTTGGCTCTCATGATCAGATGCACCCAAAGTGCGACAGCATAAGGAAACTGGAAATATTTCCACTCTAAGAGCTTCCTGTGCAGAACGACGAAGCCCTGCTCATTCATCCGGCTCGCCTCTCTTTTTTAATCCCATACGTTAAAGTCAAACTCCTGTCCTATCAAGTGCCGGTCTTTGTAGGTGACCGCCACCGCATACGCCGCCCAGATGTCCGCCTTGAAGCCGTAGAACCACCCAGGCGCGGCTTTGTTACCTTTGCCATAGTTCGGCTCACCCTTCGCAAAACGGTCGACCAGAGCCTGTTTAATCGTCGCGTCGTTGGCTCTCGGAGAATGGCACAGCGTCAGCTTTTCCTCCTGTCTATAGACATAGCGAATGTCCCAGGCACCGCCCCATTTTGCGAAGCGTTCGATCAGCTGGCCAATCCAGACACAGGTGTCGAATACCTCAGCGCCGACTGGCATCCCATACGATGCAATCATCTCGATGGCGACATAGATCCGCGCCTTTTCGTTCGATTCTGTGAGGACTTTGTCGATTGCCTCGACCATGCCGATATAGGCGAACGGATTCAGCGCTTTCTGGCATCCGACCGGACGGCATGTCTCCGCGTCGATCAGTGCCCAGGCTGTGTTTTCATTCCCCGGATCGATGCCGAGGATATAAGCGTCAGGCATCTCCGAGAACCTCCGGAACTTCGCGTTCTCCGGTGTCGAAGAGGCTCATCTGCTGGCACACGGCAGCGATGGCAGAACAGTCACGCGGCGCCAGTGTGTGCCCGATGTGTGCCGTGATGATCGGCATGGCAGTCTCGTCGCCATGCGGGTCGACGATGATCGTCAGCGTGATCTTTCTCTTGATCTTCGGGTCACAGAGAGGATCCATGATGTTGACTTCCACCTTCCGGAGCTCGTCCTGGAGCTCTTTGAGAAGGATTTCGGCGTTGATCTGTGGTCTCATTCCTCAATCGCCTCCCCTGTCTCTGAGTCGAAATAGATCGGTTCTGCAGAGTCCTCGGCTGTCTCCGGTGCTGACTGGACTGTCATGTCGTTGACGAATGCCTGCTGCATCTCGATGCTCATGATTCCGTATTTGCTGATGAGCTGTCTGTACATGGTTTTCAGTGCCATCGCGTCGAAATCCTTTTCCCAGAACGTATAGCCTTTTTTGGCGCGGTATCCCATCGAGTATTTGAGAGCGTGCGCTTCCATCTTTTCGCGAGGCCAATAGATGCATTTCTTGAAACCATTCAGCAGCTCGAAATATGCATAATAGCCGACCGTCTTGGCGCTTTCTCTCTCGATCGGGTCTTCGATCGCTGTGATTGAGATCTCGCCGGTGATCGGGTCATAGTGATCCAGTTCGCCTTCCTTAATTGCCACGGCGTCAATATTGCGGTACTGACCGGAACGGAGTGCAAGCTGATAGTAGCCTTTCCAGCCGAGCTGGAAGGTCGCCTTCGTAGTGCCGGACTTCGTGTCCTTGAACGGCACAATGTAATACTGGCCGAGCTGAGGACTTGGTGACAGGTTCAGTGACTCACCCAGAAGCGCGGCGGAGATGATGCTCATACCTTCGCACTCTCTCAGCTGTGGATTCGTGCTCACTGCCGAGATCAGCGAGGACGTGAATGTCTTCGCCTTCGCAGCGTCTCCGAGCGTGCTCATGATGTTCTGCTGGACGTTGGCGTTCTTGATGATTGCCTGGAACTGCACTGTCTTCGCCTTCTGGAGTGCGTCCGGTGCTTTTGCGGCGGATGCCGCCTGCAGTGTTGTCTGTGGTTTCTTTTCAGTCATTTCTTTTTACTCCTCTTCGTTCTGAATGTTCTGCTCTCTGTGGTCTTCTGATAGTGTTCATAGATGTCCGGCCGCTCAGCCTTGAGTCGTGCCGTGTCGATGGCTGTTCTCTTCTGTGTCTTCCATGTGACTGTCCAGTCGGCACTGACTGCCGTCTCAGCTTCTCCCATGAACGCCTTGATGATGTTCTGCTGTGTCTCGATCTCGGCTTTGATCTGATCCGCGGTCTGTTTCATGCTCTCCAGCACTTCCAGAGCCCTCGTGATGTCCTTGGTCATTGTGAGGCTCTTGCTGGGATCGCTGTCCGGATAGAGTTCCCGAAGCGTCTCAGCGCTCGATTCTGAGCCGTCTGGCGCCGGTTCTTCGTCTTCCTGGATCATTCTCCAAAACTCACGCTCCGCACTCACCAGCGCCTCGATTTCAGCCTCGTCGCGTTCGTAACAGGTGAAATAGAGATGCGGGAAGCACAGACACGCGAGATAGACCCTGTCCGCGCCTGTGACTGCCATGTAGTGCTGACACTGAGCGTAATAGTGGGCCGGGAAGTTTCCGGCGGCGTATTCCTCGTTCTGGAAGCTGCTGGCCGTCTTGCATTCCAGGATGGCATTCTCGCCGACAATTTTCCGGTCGACATGTCCGGCGATGAATGGATATTCCTCGATGTAGTAAGTGGCGTTTACCCGGTGGACTTTCTTGCCTGTCTGCTCGCAGAAGCGCTCCGCGACATACTGCTCGAGATCTCTGCCGGTTCTCATGGCGTCGTTGTCCGGAACGTGCCCGGAGATCTTGCCGGTCTTCTCTGCCCATAACCGATAGGCGGATTTATACGGATTCAGTCCGAAGATCACGCCGGCATCGCTTCCGCCGATGAATTTTTCTCGGTCGGCTGCCGGGTCTCCGTCATACGGCTTTTTCTTTATCGTCAGCTGCATGGCTGCCTTCCTCCTCCAGTTCCTTCTTCACTCTCGCCGCAATCTGGTCGGCGGTCTCTTTATAAAGAACATAGCGGTGCGAGATTTCTCGGTTGATCTTGATCAGCTCGATGACTTTGTCCCGCAGGCTGTCGATTTCCGCGTCCTGTCGTGTCCTCTGATCGACGAAGAACTGAGCCTGTTTCCGCGCTTCGTTCTTCAGGAATGTCACGTCACGCTCCAGTGCGTTGACTGTGTTGTGATGTTCCTCTTCTCTCGCCTGGACGGTTTTCACGATGATGACCGTCAGTGTTTCGACGATGGCCATGATGACCAAAATTGTCCAAAATACAAAATTCATTAATTTCTTCCTCCTTTGACATGCTCGACAGGGCACCAGTCAATCATCGACTTCCGGATGATCGTGTCTGCACTCTTGTTTCCTCCCCAGAATCCTCTGCGGAAGCTGACCGCAGCGATTTCGTAATAGTAAGAATCGCCGCCTTTCATCCAGTCGAGCGTGCGCGTCCGGATGTAGTAGAGGCCGTCCGAGACAGGAGTGTCTGTTCTCCACTTCATCTTGAAAGGCTCTGTGTAAAACATGTAGCTCCCGGCATTGTCGAGACAGTCGACAGCCTTCTCCAGATAGTAGGACGCTTCCCTGACGGACTCGGTGATCTCATCCGTCTCATCCGTTGCGCTGTCGTGTTCCCTAAGCGCTGCATCGAGTTCGTCCATGATGTCCTCGACGCTTTCTCTCCACCTGTTCGGAGTCATAACAAATCAATCCCCACGATGTAGAGCACGACGATGATTCCGACCGCGATCCATGTCGCCGTCAGTGCGAAGTTGATGATGCTGTCCATGATGTTCTTCTTTGCTGTCATTGTCTTATCTCCTTTACTTGTTTTTTCAACGCTTCGAAGCTGATGCCCGCCACCCTCAGAACGGATGCCATACGCGCCTTTCTCGGCTCGATAACCATGTCCCCGAGTTCTTCATCATCCAGAGCTCGCGCCTTGCTGTAGACGCGGCTCGCTGTGTTGTAGGGAAGGCATAGAAGCCGCGCCACTTCGGACTGCTTCAGATATGGCATCGTGAGAAGCTCTTCACGACTCCGACGGCGCTGCATGTTCTTTTCCCGCCTCTCGCCACAGCTTGTTAGCGATCTGATTCTTCGTGCATTCGAATCCAAGCGAGTCAGTGAGCTGGTCGTATTCGAAATAACGAGGGAAGCCGAAGCCGACCTTCGGCGCTGCCTTGTGAGCCATGATCTCAACGACATTAAGGACTGCACGGTGGTCAATTCTTACCCATGCCAGTCCGATCTCAGGCTCAAAGATGTAGGATCTGAAGAAGTGAGTGACCTCGATAGGTCTCCAGTTAGCCGGATCGTTAACGATCTCCGCCGCCTGGCGCTGTGTTAGTTTTTTCATGATGATCTCCTCTTGTCCTATTTTCTAGGACTTCATTCCCAAAAAAATAATCAATTCATGACGTCAATGTTCTCATATGGAACACCGCTCACGGCGTGCAGCTGGATCAGTTCAGTCGCGAGCATTTTGCTTTCGCCTGTTGCCAGGCGGTTGTAACGATCGACATTAACATTGAGCAGCTCAGCCATCTCTGACCGAGTCTTCCCCATGTTCACGCGAATCGCTTCAAGGCTCATCTTCATCGTCTCACCTCCTTTCCGTGTTTTGTGAAGTGTAGTATGTATACACTTTGCCGATTAGATCCCTTCGATCATGAGCATAGAAAGCACGTCCTCAACAGGCATGTCCCAGCCTCTGGCGAGGTCTCTTACCTCGTAAATGTCGAGCTCGGTGTCTTCGTCTGCATCCGGGCCGAAGGCTTCCAGATGTTCCGGCTTGATCTTGAAGGTCAGCAGGCTCTCGAGCAGATCATTGACCTCTGCCTCGGTCAGAATGCTTCCCTGGACGCATCCCTCGACCTCATAAGCGACAACGGAACCGTCACGGTTACTCTGCACTTCGATGATCGTGATCGGGTCTGTGTTGTTATACGCAATCTTAGCAAGCTCTGTGAGCTGGAGCTGTGTGCTGTCAATTCCATAGATTTTTTTCATATTCTTCTCTCCTGTCCTATTCCTTAGGACGATTTCATTCTAAACGGGATTTTTCCGAATGTAAAGGATTATTTAACATTTTTTAGGATTTTATCGTATATAATGGAATCGTGAGGTGAAAAACATGACACTCAATGAAAGAATCGGCTTTGAAATGAGAAGCCAGCGCCTGCTGAAAAGGCTCACTCTCGAAGAAGTAGCGAGCCGCATGGGCATCCGTTCAAAAAACACCGTTTCCCGGATGGAGTTGGGAATTACAAAAATCACCGTTGAAGACCTTGAAAAATATTGTGATGCTGTTGGGTGCAGCTGGATCGAGATCCTCAGGAAGGCGGAAGACAATGCCGGCATATAAGGACACCAAGCGCGGCACATGGTTCGTCAAGTTCCAAGTGACCGACCCGCTCACAGGAGCGCGTAAAGCGGTCGTGAAGCGCGGATTTGCTACGAAAAGGGAAGCGCTCGACTATGAGGCGAAACACCGCACAGGCGGCTCGGAAGTGAGCCGTATGACCTTCCGCGAGATAATGGGGAAATATTTCGATTATAGGAAGCCGAAAGAGAGGACACGAGACAGACAGACTGCGATGCTTGAGCTGCACTTCCCTTATGTCGACACCGGCATCAGCCGGATCAGCCGCCAGATGATGATGGAGTGGTATCTCAGCCTCGGAGAAAAAAAGGATCTGATGCCCGGGACGAAGAATCTCGTCGTGAAAGTCGTCAGAAGCATTTTCAAATATGCCCATGACTTTTACGATTTCCCGAATCCTTCGGCGGGGTTGAAGACATTCAAGGAGAATAAAAAAGTGACTGATGAGATTGTCTGGACTGTGCCGGAGTTCAATCAGTTCATCAGCCATGTAAAGCTTCAGGAATATCGGAATTATTTCTATTTCGTTTACTGGACAGGTCTCCGGCGCGGAGAAGCTGCGGCGCTCCAGATCGGAGACTTCGACATGGAGAAGCACTCCGTGCATATCTCCCGGCAGCTCACGGACAGAGGCCTCGACACGCTGAAGACAGCCGGATCTGATCGAGTCCTGACGCTTCCGCCGACGCTCTGGGAGTTCGTAGAGCCGATCCTGGAAGCAAGAGACGAGTCGCGTCCCTGGCTCTTCGGCGGCGAGACGCATCTTCCTTACTCTTCAATCTCGACGCAGATGAGCGCAGCCATCAAAGCTTCTGGCGTGAAGCGGATCACTCTTCACCAGATGCGGCATTCTTTTGCAACGAACGCGATCAATGCCGGCTGTGACATCGTCGCCGTCTCACGTTGGCTTGGTCACTCTTCAATCAATATGACGCTCAAGGTCTACGCTCATCTTCTTAAGAAAACCTCGGATAAAATGGTCGCAACGATGGACGAGCTGATGAAAAACGGATAAAAACGTATCATTTTCGTATCACATAGTCAAAATAGTCAGTGTTTTACTGCATTTGTGTACTACAACCGTTAATTTCAGAACGTTTCAATGATGTTCAAAAGCCTTTATTTAAAGGCTTTTTTGTTTATTCTAAGGCATTGGTTTTCATGGATTTCCGACTTTTTCGTATCAAAAATGTATCACGAGACTGTTCCCGTTTAACTTGCCGGTAACTTGCAAGCAATAAAAAAAAGACCGCTCCGAGGAGTAAAAGAGCGGTCAGTGTACGAAGATTATAGGATTTTTAATTATTCAGTTTTTTAAGTGTCAGGCTCTTCAGATCATAGGCTTTTCTCATCCTCCTCGACGATCTGCTCGTCTGTTCTTAATTTCTTCGCGTCCACTTCTGCTTTCTTCTTGAGAACGTCAAGAGCATTGACGATTATCATCGGCATGGGAAGACCCATCAGTCCAAAATTCTCAACGATGCTGATGCCTTCCGAAGCGATGAATGAAATGATGACCGTGTTACGTACGAAGTCCGTGCCGATAACCAGGTCGAGCTGGACTGCCATGTAGACGGAGAGCAGAATGCAGATCTTCCGAAAAAGTCCTTTGATGCTTGTCCGGCTCTCCAGAGTTCCGGTCTCTGTTTTGCGGGAAGCGTGGAAGACTCCCGCCACAATCAGCCCGGTAAGATAGTCAATGAAGATGAAAATAACTAATGCTTTTAAAAGCACATCCCAGCCTCCCAGCTCCGTCGCAATGATGCCGCCGATGAGGCCGATAATTGCACAGAAAGAATTTCTTCCGTTGAAGATCTTGTTTATATTTTCCATTTTAACCTTTGGCAGCCGCATAGAAAGCGATGCCTTCCCCCTTCCATCCGTAGGTGCAGAGCTGAGTGTATTCGCTCGAGTCGGTTGTGTAGAAGTGTTCGCCCGTCTTCCTGTTGTAGACTCGATAGACCGGCACGCGCTGGCGAGTGTCAGAGTAGAGCTCTATACCATCGTCATCCAGTCCCAGCCGGAGCAGCCTGTTCCGCTCCGTGCTGTCGACGGTCAGGAGATGGTCTCCGTTGTTCTGGTTGTAGATCGAGAAGACAGGCACTTCGGAGTGCTCTGGCGCTCTCCATGCTACTCCCTCGAGCCTCCATCCGCGCCTGACGAGTTCGTCTCGCTCTTTTGTGCTGATCGTGAAGATGTGCATTCCGCCGTTCTTGTTATACAGCCGGAAGACAGGTTTCTCGGCTTCATAGATGTAGATAGCGCCCTGATAGGTGAAAGCCGATCCGATCGTGTAGGCACCGCCCGCTCTTTTTATCGTCCTGAGCCTCCAGTAACGTCCGTTTTTCTTCGTGCCAGTCCAGCCAGACTCCGAGGCAATGACGTCCCCGTTCGATTTTTTCTCTTCGACAAAGACGACATGACCGGCACCGTCTGAAGAGTCGCCGGCCTTCCCTTTTCTCCAGCACATGATAGAGCCGACCTCCGGCTCATGTCCTCGCCTGAAGCCGTCCTTATAGCCGAAGTAGTTCTCTGCGTTGCCACGGCAGAGGCTCGCGTCTGATCCGGTGAGCTCGATCACTCTGCCGTGGACATATCCGACACAATTCGGCAGTACTGAATACTCGTAAATTCTCCCGGCTTTATTCCCCTGGATGCAGTGGTTTTTCCCTCCGCCCTCAATCACGCAGTACGCAGGCATTTTTGGATTGGGGCATGTTGTGCGTTTTCTAAATGGTGTCATGTTTACCACCTTCCGAAAAATTCTTCGAATAATTCCGTTAATTCTTCATCCGTCAGCATTGTTTTTTCCTCTAAAAAGGGCGGATTTTCTTCGCCATTTCAGTACGTTAATGTGCAAAACCACAATAAAATTGCACCTCAAACAGCGTTTTTCGGCTTTCAGGTGCAATTTTTAACTTGCCCGTAACTTGCAAAATTCCGTTTTTAATTTTGCAAACTAAGCATATTTTTGCAAAATCCAGCAGTTAACAACAGAAAATCTGTTTTTAATTTTAATAGCGACTGTTACGCTCGCCCTACAACAAGACGGTTTGATTTCCACAAAGTCGATTCAGCCTGTTCAGCCGAATCTATAAATCCTTTCGGATTTTCTAACGCTCATTTAATTGATGTATTGGTGTTTCTGTTGGTGTATCAGCGGTTTAGTTGGTGAATCACTGTTTCGGTTGGTGTATCAGCTGACTTAAAGTGTCCTTTTAAATTTCTTCATCTTTGACGGTCTTCCGTTCTTGAAATAGCGATGATACCAATAGCGATAAATTGTAACAGTGCCACCGTTTACAGATGTGTAGAAATCACATAATCGTCCTCGTCTGATTGGCTTTGATGTGTCAATTTGAAATGATTCCTTCAATTTTGTTAAATTAATCATACTGATTTATCGTGTCCTTTAAATTGCTTAAAGCATCATTTCTGTATCGCTGTCTTTCAGCACTATACCATTTACCGAAAATGAAAAACCACTATTGCCATGCCCAAAGAATTTATACCCTGTATTAGTATTTGTGTTTGAACCGCCTTTATCTAGAATCACATTTTTATTAGTCTTACACCCTTTAAAATTAACAATGTCGATTATATTAAATGCTGTGGTAGTAAACCTAACACCATATGAGCCATTGTTTGTAAACTTACACCCATCAAAATCATATACAACAGGTTTTTCCGCAGTAGTCCCGTTATGTGCTAAAAACGCACAATATGTCGTATCCTGGTTTTCGATCCAACAGTTTTTAAACTTGAAATGCTCTCCTTTTTTAGCACCAATTCCGATACAATAGCTTGCGGTTCCGGTTACGGTTTTCGCAAGATTGAGGAAATGCACGTTTTCAAATTCCATCACTGCATCACTCACAGGATTAGTTGCTCTGTACGAATCATCAGCATGAACACCATACCTGATGTTTTTGGACTGGATCGTAACATTGCTGATCTTATGGTTTCGGTACATGTTTAGCACCGATACCTCATTGTTGGTTATATTCGATGGAAAATTCGTACCATCTACCGAAATAATCGTGTTTGCCGGGTTACCCTGCCCTATGATGTTGGTGTGGTTCGGCAAGACGATGCCCATAAACGTAGATGACTGCGAAGACAAGTCAAAGCCGTCAAGAGCGTCATACGTCCCTTCATCCAAAAGGATATTGTATTCAATGTCACCTTTTGCTATACGGTTGATGTAATCTACTGCGCTTTTCAGCGTCGTATAATCCTGTGTACTTCCGACATGGATGTTGTAACTTTCAAGAATCTGTTCTTTCGAAATGTAATACCCCGTGTTTAAAGATGTCCTGAAAGCTATCGAATCAATGACGGAAATATTGAAATTAAAACGGCAATACTTTGCATTGAAAGGCCATGTGCTTGCAAGTGCATAATTCTGTATTACTCGGTTTGCCGGGGATAGAAGAACCTTGTTTTCATCATAGAAATAGATGGCATTACTCGCGATGTTTTCTGAATATAAATACTGATCGCCACTGATGGGAATATAATCACTATACCCGTATGCGGGATTTGCCGTAGGAGTACCTGACGTACCGTTCAGGAAGTATCCTTCTGTTGCCAGTGTCGCATCAAAAAGATTTCCGGAAACAACATCTGCGGTTCCAACAGCGTGGGCTTTTTCACTGCCAAATTCGCTTACGGATTCGGTCAACAGCTTTAAGTCAGTACCAATTTTAGAATATATCTGCAAGTTTTCCACGCTTGCATCACGAGTTGATGTGGCGAAGAAATATGCGTTGCTTGGCGTTACGATGTAATTCAAACCGGCATTTATGCTCAGTGATGCTACACGTTCCTTATTGGAATCATACCACGCACCATAAGAGGATGCGGATACCGCATTAATGATAACAATTTCACCCGGGATGCACGGCACATAATCAGTAGCTTTTGAGTTGGCACTTGAAATATACGCCCCTGTGGTTGCATTGATATACTTCCCACTTATAATTTTCGGAACAATTAATCCGAAATACGAATTATTAACAGCGTTTTTTAAGTCAGTAATGTTGTCGCCGGTGACCTTCGCGTCTGCGGCTGCGTTTCTGACTGTGAGCGTCGGATCGATTGGCGGATTCGTCATGTGTTCCGCGAGATATTCGGAGACCGTCTCGTTGATTGCTGCCGGCGTCACGCTGTCGATGCCCTGCTGGATGATAGACAGGTCGCTCTCGGAGAGGACGGCGTCGTCTGTGGGCTTCTTTTCGACCTGAACGATGAAGTTCGCCGTGCCGTGTGTCATGCCGTCGATCGTCAGCTCAAAAATCGCTTTTCCCGCGGCTGCGGTCATCTGCTGCGTCTCAGTGATGTAGACATCGCCGTTGCTTCCAACCGTACCGGTCACGCCCGCGATGGCATTTCCGTCTGCCTTGACGCCGATCAGAGCGCCGGAGATCGGCGTGTACTTCTGACCCTTATCGTCCAGAAGTGTAAAGACCCACTGCTCGCCGCGGTCGTACTGGTTGACGTGCACAGTGGGAGCGACGGAGATGCCCGCGTTCAGATAAAGAGTAAAATTCCTAGTGATTGGCATATTAAGCTATCCTCCTCCAAGAATAAAGCCCTCCGGTGTTGGAGAGCAGAGTCCAGCGCCCGCCAAGGATCGCGGCGGGATTAACTGAGTTGTATGTCTGATACACAGCACCGAGCGGATATGCTCGAAGCGCTGAGCTTTGTGTTGTTTTGCTGATGCCTGAGATCGTTTGCGAGAGCCTTGGACGGTAAGATCCAAGCTCGACGCTTGTGATCTTCTCTCTGATCGGGTCGAAGTGCATGCCTGTCACTGTCGCCTCCTGGCTGATCGACATCTCCGGAATAATGACGTCGACAGTGTCTCCGAGCCTGATGTCTTCCAGATCAGCGAGCAGCTGATACTGCGCAGACTCGGCAAGCCTTGCAAAGTCGACCGTCATGCCGATCTGAGGCGTCGCAGGATGATTGGCAGCTATCCATTCCTCCGTAAGCTCCGTCACGAGAGCCTTCGTCACTGTTGTCGAGTCGTCCACCTTGTTCGACAAATCGACCACTTTCAGGAGCGGGTAGTTGATGCCCTCCCCGTCATAGACAACAGATCCAACGACGGCAGCGTCGTCTCCCTTCGCAACATAGCCGACCGCGCCGCTGTATGTGTTGGAAATGTTCTCTTCCTGTGTGAACTCGATAAGATTGACGCCGTATCTGATCGCCACGTTGCGCTTCTGGCCGCGATTCTGGAGAACTTTGACGGAGAGGTTGTCCCATTCGAGTTGTCCTCCAAAAACGTCCAGAATTGAGCCCTCAAAGCCTCCAATGACGGAGCGCCACGGCGTAGGGATCTCGACGGTCAGCCTGCTCGTCTCGTTTGTCAGCGTTGTCGTCATCCTGAACGGGTTATATGTCACGTTACCCGCCAGTCCGTTAAAGGTCTGGACGACTTCCGTGATGCCTGTCGCTGTGAAGACCTCCGTGGGGAGCTTATTCAGGTCATAGCTGATATGATTCAGTGAGAGAACGATGTCACCGTTGACAAGCTGACGCTTCACTCTGTTCACGCGGAACAGCTGGGCGTCATGGTATGGATTGGCCTTCATGCGGATCAGCCCGCCGCGCTGAAGCCCGGAAGCATTGAGTGCGAGTCTAGGCACCGTGATCTCAGCCGTGTATTGATCATTAAGTCGCTCATACACGTCCGCAGCCGTGACTTCCGGGAGTCTTCCGGATCTGTTTGAGAGATCCTCAACCAGAAAAGCATCGACATAGACCGGAGTTGTCGAGACAATGATTGGAATCATAACTTCCACCACCTCGGAGTGACTGACACGCTGACGCCTGTCGCTGTGATGACACTCTGGCCAGCGGGGATCTCGACATAGTTGTCGGGCATCGTGACGAATGCATCCAGAGAGTGGACGACTCCGCCAGCCGTAACCATGTAGGCACGCATCAGGTCCGTGTCAATCAGCATCGTGTTCGCACTATTTGCGGCGACCGTGATCGTCTGGTCTCCGATTTCGATCGAGCCTCCGGAAGTCATCTCGGAGACGCTGAAGAGCGGCCGCGCCGGCTTCCGTGTGGGATTTGCCAGAGTCACAGAAGACCCGGCAGCGACCGGGATGGACTGCTCTCCGGTTTTCAGGAATCTCTGCGGCATGCAATCGAAAACGAGGTCAAAAGTGCCTGATCGGAGAAACGGATGTGTCTCAGGACTGACAGCATCGTAGAACGCAGCCATCATGTACACATCCGGCTCTGCAGCGATTTCGAGACGCTGATAGGTGCCTTCTGTAGATGTTAGAAAATCGATCAGATTGTCGAAGTTTGTTTGAAAATCCCTCCGAATGAAGCACCGGAATGGTCTCTTTTTATTTTCATATCTTTTTTCCGGGGAAAGAAGATCTCCGGATCTTCCCGGTATTGTCCAGGAATCCACGACATAGGCGGATGTGTTAAGAGCCTCGGAGAAGTCGGCAAATACGCCGAAGTCTGTGAGGCTCTTTCCGTTGTATGTAATATCCCTGATCATGCGTATACCTCATTATCCCTGAGGACTCTGTCGTTGATCTTGTCGGCGATGGTGTTCGCCAGTGCCTCATAGTCGTCCACGTTGCCATTGACGACAACGCTGACGTTGACGTTGCCGGGAGTCGTCGCCGCTCTGATCATGTTGATCATGCTGTCCCTTCCGACAATCATCTCGGAACCACGCTCACCGCCTCCGAGGAGTCTTCCGTTCTGCATCCCGAAGATCGTGGCACCGTTGAGCATGATCGGATTGTTCATCGCCTTAGCGTACCAGTCTACGGAAATCTTCGGGACTCCCTGGCTGAGCCAATTCAGCGGATTCGCTGAGCCTTTCACCGAAAAGTGCGGCATCTTCAGCTTCGGCAATTCCCATTTGAAATTAAAAAAGCCCTTGATCGCATCAATGGCAGTCTTGACTGCGTTCTTCGCCGCTTCGATCTTTTCGGAGATCGTGTTCTTGATTCCGTCAAAGGTCGCCGTGATGCTCTGCCAGAGCTCGCTGGCTTTGGCTTTGATCGTGTCCCAGTTGTTATAGAGCGCCACGCCGATCGCGATGGCGGCCGTGATGGCTGCCACGATCCCAGCGATGGTGCCGATCATTGGCAGCATGGCCACGTTAAGCCCTGCCGCCAGCCCGGTCAGAGTGGAGATCAGTCCAAGCACCGGAGAGATCGCCGCCGTCAGTCCGAGCACTGTCAGAATGACCGTCTGTGTTGTGCCGTCCAGATTTCCGAACCATTCGAGAACGCTGACCACGACATCGATCAGCTTCTCCAGTGCCGGCAGAAGACTGTCCGCCAGTGCTGCACCGGCTGAGAAAAATGCCTGGGTGGCTTTTCCTTTCAGCTCGTCCATCTGGTCATTAAATTTGACAGCTGCCTCGACCCCATCCTGTGAGAGGATCGTGCCTGTCGCCTCCAGATCGTCGCCGAGAGCGCGGAGAGATGCTCCGCCATCATCCACCAGTCCGGCCATTTCCATGGCACTCTTGCCGAAGATCTCCATGGCGAGCTGGTCGCGTTCAGTTCCGTTCTCGACTTTTCCGAGCGCTTCGAGCGCGTCATACCAGACGTCCGTGGCGTTCCTCATATTGCCGTTCTGGTCTGTGATCTCGATGCCGAGCTTCTTGAATGCTTCCGATCCGGATGCCATGTTTTTCGTTAGCTTCGAGATCGAGCCGGTCATGGTATCCAGAGAGACGTCAATGAACGGCGCTGCATACTGCATTTTCTGAAGTTCTTCGACAGACAGCCCGGTCACGTTGGCCATTGTCAGCAGATCGTCCGCAGATGCGGCTGCCTGTGTGGCCATGGCGAGCATGCCACCGGCGGCAACGCCGGCAGCTGTCGAGAGTCCCTTCGTTTTTTCCGCAAGTTCGCCAGTTTTGGCGCTTATTGCCTGCAGAGACGGTGATGATTTCTTGTATTGTTTTTCAAGATCTTCCAGTCTGCTGGTCGTCTCGATCAGCTCTCTCTGGAGAAGATCCTGCTGCTTTCTGTTTTCTTCTGTGTCTCCGGATTTCTTTGACTGCTCAAGAGCCTCCGTCAGCTGTTTCTGGCGCTCTTTCGTGTCATTTACCGCTTTACCGAGCAGCTCATGCCGCTGCCTCAGAAGGTCGACGTTAGAAGGGTCGAGCTTTAGGAGCTTGTTCACGTCCCGAAGCTGTGCCTGTGTGTCACGGAGCGACGTGTCGACCTTTTTCAGCGAGTCAGTCAATTTCGTTGTGTTGCCATCAATCTCAATCGTGATGCCTTTGATTCTGTTGGCCATGCTCGCCTCCTGTTAAAAGTTTTCTATGTCTTCCAGTGTTGCTTCCTCTCCCCATTCATAGGAATCGTTAGCCTTCTCGGCAAATAGCTCGTAAACCATGCCGAGCGTGAGCGTGTCCAGATCAGCCATCGAAAGACCGATCTGCACGCACCTCAAAAGAATTAAGGCCGTAGACTCTGGACGAGCCGACGGCCTCACACGTTTTTTAATTCGATGTCAGCTTTCAGCGATCTCGCCCAAAGCGTGACGACATCGACGGCGAAGTCCTCAACCGGGAAAGAATCGAACTGATCGAGCCAGTCATCAATATTATTCGGGATGGTTGAGTCAGCCTGTCGTGCCATCACATAGGTCAGATTCTGAATGATTTCCAGGACGTCACCGCTGGCGACATCTCCACCGGAATCTCTCAGCTCTTTCTCGACTATTTTGAAGTCCTTCACAAGATCACGGTTGAACCATGCCCTGTACCTTCTCAGCGTTGACGCGGTGGCTTTCAGCTCCACCGGCTTCCCGTCTATCATGACTGTCTCTCTCATTGTTCTCTCTCCTCTTCTCTCGTTGTTTAGGCTTCAGGCACTGCGTCGAACCATGTTGCATAATTCGAAGCTGTGCTCGGTGCGGTGTATTTGACCGCCGCGTCGTTCAGCCTCGGCAGAACTGTCACATTGATGACATTGGTCGCGACTGTGACGCTTCCCTGTTCTGTTGTCTGTGCGTCAACATTGGGACGAGATGCCACGCATCTGTAGAAGCAGACGCGCTTTCCGACTTCCGTACCTCCGGCCAGCTCGAACTGTCCAAGGATGGCGAACTCGACCGGCGTGTCGTCTGCCTTTTCCAGGATGCCGCCGGCTGAGTCGAGCGTGTGGCCAAGAACCTCCGTCAGGAAGGCGTCAGCGGCCGCTGTGTCCTCGAACTCGATCGTGCCGGTGTATCCGTCGTTCGTGTTGAATGTGTACCATGTAGTGTTATCTGCCGGCTCGTTGATCGTTGATCCGGCAGGTGATAAGCTCATCTGCTTCGCGCCAGGAATGGCTGCCGGTGTTCCGTAGGTAAGAGCACCGCCAGCGCCTTCCGTCGCCTTTGCATAATGAAGTTTAGAAAATCCGAATCTGACTCTACCCATCGATTAAAACCTCCATTGTGTAAAGCACTTCATACATTCTTTCCGAATCGATGTATGTTTCTTCTTTCCGGAAGACCATGCCGCCGTCAGTGAGGACGGTGTCCAGATTTGCCTCCAGTTCGAAGTCTTTGTTTTTCGTGTAAAGCTCCACGTTCAGCTGATAGATCGACGCATAGTTAGCGTTGTCAGCTGCCTCCGGGTCCATGTTCGGGAAATAGTAGAGAATATACGGAAGCGGCGGCACCTGCTTCTCTTCCCACTGGTAATAGCCAACAGGAAGGCCTGACTGCTTCAGAAGTTCATAGACTTCCATGTATTTCATGACGATACCTCCCCGATCATGTCTCGAAGTTTTCTCTCGAAGATCTCCGGCACCTTGTCGGCGACTTTTCCGATATGCGGAAATTCTTTCGTTCTTCCGCCGTTCCGTGTCGCATGCCCGAACTCGAGCAGATGCGTCAGCTGATACTGAGTCTTGTTGTGGACGATCTGCTCGGTGTCTCGCCTGTTTCGCCGCTTCGCTGTGACTGTCCAGCCCTTCTTGTATCGGCCAGTTCCGCCAAACTCGCCGGCAGAGTGGAGAGTCTGCGCAGCCTCGTCAGCTGTTTCTTTCGCAGCTGCATTGACTGCCTCCGTGACTTCCTCATCCCAATCGGAGAGCATCTCGCTGACCGCACGAGAGAAGTCGTTGACGCCGACGTTCATCTGTGGCATGTCACTCACTTCCCTTCTTCAGCTCGCAATAGAGTTCAATCCGGTCGATGTTCTTCTGGTATGTACGATAAACGCCGTAGCGTGTGCCGTCCTTCACGAGGATCTTCTGCCCGGAATACTCCGCGGAATAGATTTCCGCACGGAACTCCGGATTAAGACCAGCGCGGCCTCCTTCGAACCACTCCGAGGCGCTGACGCTGGTGATCTGTGCAAACACCTTCGTCTGTGTTTCTGTGGCTCTAGGGACGCCCATGTCGTCCTGTGTGTACGTTTCGCCGATCAGGATGACCGGAATATCATGCCTCATTCAGATCACCCCAGACTGTGTATCCTGTGGCCATGCGGAGCTGAGCCTTCTGCTCGTCGTAGGACGCTTTCAGCCTGTCATAGTCCTCCGGTTCTCCGAAGTTGAGCTTGCAGAACGTGATGATGGCTCTGATGGTCAGTGCGTCAGTCGTGACGACTTTCTCGCCGTTGGCACCGGCGATCCCCAGATCAGCGAGCGCGGCATCAATCAGATCGTTCAGCTCTGTGTCGAAATCCGGATAACTGATCCGAAGTGCGAGCTTTACCTTCTGCAGAATTGCCGGATTCGTCTGCATGTTTTCAGCCGTTTCGCTTTCGCTCATATGTGCCTCCAATCTTCGAAAAAGAAGGCGGATTATTTCGCCGCCTTCTTCGTTGTCTTCTTTTTTGGTTCCGGTGTCGGTGTCTCTGCCGGTTCCGGTGTTGCTTCTGTTTTCAGCTCTGCGACTCCCAGAGCACAAAGCCGGGAAGCCTCCGCCTCTGTGACGGTGACCTCTCCCGGCTGTACATAGATATGAGTCGCGGTTTTAAGAATAACCTCAGGCATTAGGCAGCCTTGAGAACCTTGCAGAATCTCAGAGGCGCCACGACACCGATGGCGGCATACATACGGCCGACAATCTTGACCATGTCATCTTCCGCTTCGCTCAGATCGTCAAACTTGAATTTGACCTCGTCACCGTTCGGGAAGTTCGCACGGATTCCGTCAGCGATGTCACCGACGATCATGTAAGCCTGGCCTGCTGTTGCTGCGGCATATGCCGGCAGCGCGTCGGTATAGACGACATCCAGACCGTCGAACGGATCGCCGACATTAGTGCCGGATGTGATCTGCAGAGCCTTCAGGGCTGCGCGGGTCTTTCTGTTCATGATTGCAACGACTTCGTTGACTTCGGAAGTCAGCTCTGCCTCTGCATTGACGATGGTGGCAGCTGTCAGTGCTGCAGTGATGGAAGCAACGGCCGGCTGTGTTGCGCTGGATGTCTGTGGCATCGCAAGGATGGCAGTGATGGCAACGAATGCGGCCTTCTTGACGATCTTGTAAGCCAGTTCGTCATATACATAGTCGATGAATGCCTGACCCTTCAGATCCATAGCTTCGTCGGAGATGCGGATCCATTTCTTGATGGACTGCGGAACCAGCTGCACATAGCCGAGCGCCAGAGTTTCTTCCTGAGGGCCTTCGTTACCTTCCAGATGGATCTCTGCTTCAGATCCGGAGATTTCAAAGCCGATCTTCAGATTGCCCGGGAGATAGGAACGGGAAACACGACGCATAAATTCGTCATTTTCCCAAGCTGTGCGGATTCTGTCTTCGACGTATACAGGAACAGCGAGCTGACCGTTGTTCTCTTCCGGAGCGTTTTCAGTCAGGAGCGCACGGCATTCTGTCTCGTCACCGGAAACGAGGTAACGAGCATATGCTTCCATGTATTCCTGGCTGTTTCTGTACTCAGTGCCGGAAGTCTGACGCTGTGCTGTGGGCATTGTGCCGACGACCTCGGCGCTTCCCATGTTCGCGATTGCGTTGCGGAGCTCACGCGCTGCGTTGGCGCGCTGCTCGATTTCCTTGAGCTGTTCGTTGAGGCTGCGGACTTCTGTCTGGAGCTCGTCAACGTTGACATTTGTCAGATCGCCGTCCAGGATGGAACGGATCTCTGCCAGTCTGTTCTGAATTTCTTCTCTTGTGTGCATTTTTGTTCACCTTTCTAAGCTGAGGTCAATGCTCAGCCTCAGGGCTTTCGCCCTCTTGTCTTTTTCAGCCTTGAAAAGTCTCTCCGCTTCCAGCTCCTGGATCACTCCGTCCGCAAAGCTGCGGGCTGAAATATCAGTTCCATCGTTCGCCGGGATACCGACAGCCGAGACGTCGTAGAGCTTGCCGATCCTGGTGATGGTTCTGATCATTCTGATCGTCTTGTTTTCGTCATCGCGTTCTTCCGTCATCTGGTGAGCAGCGACGGTGAACTGCATAGACATGCGGTCGACGTAACCGTTCTGAATATCGGAATACAGTCCGGGCCCGAGATCGGAGCCGGAGAGATTCGCCCGAATAAAAAGCCCGATGTTGTCGGGCTTTACTGTTAGTGTTTCGTTTCTGTTTCTCGCCATGACACGGCCGGCGTGGTCGTAGAGGAAGATGACGTCACTCATGTCAGTCTCATCGAATGCATGACGGTCTACTTTCTCGACGACATGGACTCTGTAGCCGTTCCAGTTGTCATATTCAAAAAGCTCATATTCTTCGTCGAATGTTGTGGCATGTCCCTCGACGATCATGTCTCCGTTGTTCTGATCCCTGTCGAGTGCTCTGAACTCCGGATGCAGATCATTCCGGCGGAACTGCCTGCCCTGGTCGATCTTGGCCAGGATCTTCTCTAAATTTGCTCTAGGCATTGTCTGAACCTCCATCTGTTCCTTCTCTTGTGAAGTTTCCGTTTTCGTCAATCATGTAGTACTCGCCGCGGATCGTGTAGGCCTGTCCCTGCCCATCCGGCAGCGGCGGCAGATTCCAGATCTCTCTGACCTCGTCTCTGTTCATGACGCCGCGGTCTGCCATCTGAGCGGAAACATTGAGCTTCTCCGTCGTTGTGAGATACTGCAGTCTGTTTGATGTCGCCATGACCTTCGTGCCGTGTGAGATCTCGGTTTCTGTGAACATTGCCAGAGTCATCGACTCCGAGAACTGGATTGCGAACGGCTCGATCACAGACTCATAAAAAGCGGCCCATGCATCACCATACGCTTCTGACTGAAGCACCTTTTCATTGACCGCAAAATAGTTGTATACAGATGTCCGGATCTCTTTGAGCTCGTCAGTCGGCACCGTGAAGGCTTTCTGTTCGAGCTGCCGGATGTCTGTGTAGGTGTTAGGAAAAAGCAACAGACCACCGTTCTCACGCTTTTCGTCATTCCTGAGATTGATCTCGGTGAAGCGCTTGCGTTCTTTCTTCAGGTCTTCATCGCTGGCGAAGTTGTTGTTCCTCGCCATGAACCTGTATGTCGCGCCGTTCCGCATGGCTTCTTTGATCGCTTCGTTGTTCATGTGGATCATGGCCATGGTCGGATCGAGTGCGTTGTTCGGCTCTCCGAAGAAGTCACTGGAATACTGGAACCGCGTGAGGACTGAGCACAGGCTCAGCTTCTCCGCCGCTTTTTTCCTGTCTGCGAACTCATAGCGGAGCCATGGCTCGCCGTCCACTGTGACGACCTCGCACTTCTTCGGGAGCACTGTATAATAGCCGACTGTCTCCATGAAGTCGTTATAGACCGGCACGATGACCGCCGTGTTGTGCATGTCGAGGATCGTGCTCGTGCGGTAAAGGAACTGACTCCATGTCTGCCAAGGATTCGGCCGCATTCTCAGGCGGCTCTGGAGCTTCGGTTTCGCCGCTCCAAGGATCTCGACCTTGAGCTTGGATATGTTCCGCGCCCTGGCATCGATTGCCGCTCTGACCAGTTCGCTTTCGTAGAGCTTGCCGTTCCACGAGGTAAAGTGCGGACGGTAAGCTGTCAGAGTCTCGAAGTATCCGTCGTAAGACTTCGCTTTCTCGACATTCTGCTTTTTGAACAGTTTTTCAAAAATCCCCATATTCACCTCGCTTCATTTCTCAGCTGTTCGCCGATTTCTGAATACCATTTCTGTCTGACCGTCAGCGCATCCAGAAGCGCCGCGGTGCCGTCTATATGTGCCTTCGCTGAGACCTTGACGAGCCTCTTCCGAAGGTCTTCCGCGTTTTGTTTCACTGCCGCATCCAGCAGATGGATCTTCAGCAGATCGTTGTCGCCGATGTCGAACCTGCCGTCTCTCATCATTCCCTCGCATTCGTCAATGACTCCGGAAAGGTTGAAGCCCTGATATACGTCGTCCATGTGGAAGCCGTAGGACTTCATGTCCTGTGTCAAATACTGAGCGTTATATCGGTCATAGCCCACTTTCAAGGGATAGATTTGATACTTCTCCACGAGGCTCGCGAACCATTGGAAACAATCACGATAGTCCACGAAGTTCTCGCCGCTTGGCTTCAGGATGCCGCGCTGGATGTATGCCGAATAAGGCACGCCGTCCCGCGCCTCCGCTTCCTGGATGCGTTCTCCGGGCAGATAGAACTGTGCGAAGACATAGAGCTTTTGTTTCTTCTCGATGACTATGCAGCATGATGTGAGGTCGGTCGTCCGTGAGAGGTCGATGCCGCCGACACAATAGCAGCCGCGGAAGTCTTCCAGCTTCAGCGTCACGCCGCTGTCTGCCTTCTGGACGTCCTGAGCACGAAGCCACGCCTGGCTGCTTGACTGTTTTATGTTGCAGTATTTAGTCAAAAACTCCGTCTTCTTGGAGAGTGACTCATACGCGATGTCGATCTGATCGAGAATAAAAGATACCGGAACAGAAACGCCCATCCCTGGCAGACTCTTCCGAAGCTCGTTGATGTCGTCCCACTTGTTGACGTCGTCGATCATGTAGAGGAAGGGCAGGAGCCTCTTCTCTCTGCTGTTGCCGTTCAGGAAGGCCGTGCTTCGCTTCATCAGCTCGTCATAGATGCCGTCGTTCTCATATCCGGACGAACTGATTGCCACCATCAATGGCTCTTCTCTCGCGCCGGTGCCGGAGATCATGACCTCGTACTGTTTCAGACCACGAGGCCCGGGCCAGCTGCTCATCTCGTCGGCGATTGTGAGCTGCGGATTGTAGCCGTCGGCCTTTTTCTCGGAGAACGCGATCTTCTTGATCGTCGTGTTGCTCTGCTTGATGTAGAGATCAGTTTTCCGTTTCTTCGTCCTGGACGCGAATGCCGGCGTGTGATCTTTCGTGAACTCGAAGGCAGAATAGACCAGATCAGACTGGTCGAGCTTCGGCGCGATGCAGTAGATCTCCGAGCCGAACTCTCCGTCTGCATATGCTTCGTATGCGATGATGGCGGCGGCGACGAGCGTTTTTCCCATTTTGCGGCCGAGCACGATGAAGATCTCTCTGAACTGTCTCTTCCCTTCGTGGTCAACGATCCCGAAGATGCACGAGATCATGGCCTTCTGGTAAAGCTCCAGTTTCAAGGGCTGACCGCCGAGCTTGCCCTTGTTATGTTTCACGTACTTTTCGACGAACCGGATGGCCTTGTTTGCCTTCTTCTGGTCGAAGACATAAGTTCCGTCCTCGATGCCGGTCACGATGATCTCATACAGCGCCGCAATCCATCTGCCGACGATCTCGCTGCCGTTTCGGATCGCCTGGTAATACGCGAGGATATAGTTATTCATCGCTGTTCAGGAACTCATCCAGATCGTCCGTCTCTTCCTCCGGTGGAAGCATGGCCTCAAGTCTGCTGTTGACCATGTTGTAGGATTTGACGAGACTGTTGTACGCCTGCAAATCTGCAGAGGCTTTCCGGCCGTGCTGGTTGGCACCGTTCTGGTATTCCTCGGACGCGCCCTCCTCGGCGATGATTTTCTGCAGATCCTCCAGTTCGATCTCCATGAAAGCCGCGTTTTTGATCAGGTGCTCGGCAATCGCGAGCTGTTTCTCCGGCAGCTTCGAATAGATCCGGCGAAGCTCGGCCAGTCTGCGCTTGATCCGGTTTTCTTTTTTCATCTTCGACAAACTAGCACCCCCTTCGCGTTACTTTGAGAGAAAAACAAGAC